GTGGGGAATATTTTTTAATCTCATAACTCCTTCCATTCCACGTTTACCGGTTAATTTATCTGGATACCCCATACCTCGAATTCCTAAACCTGATCGAACTTCATCCATATATTCTACAGGGTTTGTATATGCTCCAGCTTGGTTCCTTCCAGGGATTGGACGAATGGGACCATACCGAACTTGTAATTGCTGCAAGTTCCTCGGATTAGAAGCTGAAAGCTGTGGGACATTTTCTAAATCGTAAAAATCAAATTGTCCCGTGTTTTTATTATAATTAATATTCCCCCTAATATTGTCTAAATCCAGACCGACACCCCTGTCCCGAAGCTGTCTTACCTGCTTCAGAGCTGCTGCATAAGCATCTCTTGTCGGGAGATCAGGTGCTCCTGGAACTGCTTCTTGTTTTTGCAAGTTCCTCATTATGGTATAGTCATTCTGACTACGCAGTGGAGCTGCTACATTTGGCATATCATCAGCAATCTCGCTAGTCCTGGCTATGAAATCATCAGTTGTCCCAGAATACCTGCTGGGTGGTAATGCAGCACCAGGATTCTTGAATTCCTGATGGGGAAATTTTATTGAATAAGGACTATTCTTAAACTCATGTACAGTTCCAAAAGACCCTCTTCCCAATTCATCACCAAAGGGTGTTTTAGCGTAAAGCTCTGCATCTGCGCGGTTTGCATATTGCCAATTAAGAAGATTGTTTTGTTTCACACCCTCTTGAAGTTGTCTAAACCCTGCCTCTGGACTTAAGTCCATTCTTAATGGATCTACAGGCTTATTGTAGCCGAATAAAAAATGAGGATTGTCCCCGACATTTCTAAATCCCATAGGATTTTTCAGTGCAGGGTTTGCCTTATACAGATTTTTTACTCCAGTAACTCCTGCTTGCTTTAAAGCTTGTCTTGTCCCTGCTCCTGTTATACTTATCCCAGGTACTGCTCCAAGCGCATTTAATCCTGCACCAATAAAATTACCTTGACTTGCATCTCTTAAAGCATTCTTCCCATAGTTTGCCCAAGCCATAGGGTTGACTAAATCATTTGCCACCTGCCCAGCTATAGTACCTTTTCTTTTTGCCTGATCAAACTGTACTTGAGAAGGCATTCCTTCTACGCTTGGGTCGAGAATTGTCCTGGCAGTAGAAATTGGGTTAGCTGCCATCTCTAAAAGAGACGGATTGTCCTCTATAATATTGCCGTCTTCGTCTACTTCAAAATTTCCTTGGGATATGCGAGGCATCCCATTCAATTGGGATAAGGCGTTCGAAGTAGCTAGCTCTTCTTGAAATGCATTTAAACCTCCCGCCCTTTGAATCTGCTGAGCTATTTGCGGTGTGTACCCTGAATTTGTATCAGAAGTAGCTGTTAACGGCTTCAGTGGATCTGTTTCACCACCAAGTTCATAGGTGTAATTTTTAGGACGCGGTTTTGCTTTAGAGCGATTTTTGCTCTTAGACTTTAAACCTAAAACTACTTCAGCAAGGTTTCTTTTCTCACACCTATGGCCGTTAAACTTCTTGCTCATCCACTACAGCTTTCGCAATCTTCTGGGTCATCCAGGTTGCATGTAATTTCCCCGTTCTTAAGTTTGTCTTCCGACTCCTTAAGTTTCTTAGGATCTAAAAAAGAGATGTCAAATTCGTCTTCCATCAGATTAGCATTTCCAGCGCCGTCGAGCTTGACGGATACGTGAGTTAGGGTTATTTCTTGTTTTTGCACTGCTACGTTTTAGTTGTCCTAACGAGCGAGCACAATATGATTTACGACGTCCTGCAGCCTTGCTTCCTTTCTTTACTTTACCGGTAACTGCAGTCTTTAATTTACTTCCGGGATTTGCTTTACGATAGGCACGAACACCTTTTTTAGTCATTCCTGCACCAGACTTAGTAGATCTGTAGTTTGCGGATTTGCCTTTCGTTGTTTTACGAATAGGGTTAGACTTTTTACGCTTAGCAGGCATTACTTCTTCTTTTTACGACGGGTAGTTTTCTTTGCCGTCTTTTTAGAATTTTTGAAAGCTTTTGCAGTTGGCGCACCTTTGGCACCTTTTTTTCGCATGGTCTCACCAGACCCTGCCTTAATACGTTTACGCTTAGCGTTAATGTTTGCGTACAATCCTTTACGTACCATAGTTACTTGTCCATTTGATTACGAGCTAAGAGCAGTTTTATTTCTGCTAAGTCGTCGACTACTTGCTCTAGCTTCTTATCTACCTTTTCATTGTTATTCTCTAGGGAATATTGCTGTGTTTTTATAGTCATTACTTCGCTATGAAGTTTGACATAGATACCTACCATACCTATGGCAAGTCCTATTATTTCATAATCAGTCAAAGTCATCGTTTTTGAATATCTATTTTCATGACTACCTCACCCCCTAGCAGTAGGTCTAACTTTCGCAGATATATCATACAAATATAATCCAATACCATCTTGACCGCTATCGCTACTTTTTATATACAATCGAATTACAGCATAGTCAGATTGTATACGTCTCTGCTCATACCACTGTAATGTGTTACTGATATTAGTATTAATCAGCTCTAAGTCGTTAGTCAAAAAAGGAAGAGATCTATCAGCAACGAGGTCTCTGAACCCATTAAAGTGCCAGCGCTCATGAGTATGACGCAAATTATGCCCTGTAGTAAGGCCTTCAGGAACAACTAAATCAATAAATCCACTGCAGTGCGTATCTGTATATACCAAGGCTTTAGTGAAGGTATTTTTATAGTGAGTAAATCGCTCTTCTGGGAAAGTCACAACGCGAGTGTCCCAGTTGAAGCTGCTGAATACCCCTGCCTGCCCTATCGGTGATGGTGCATCGATTGTAGACTCATTCACAACTCCATGAAACTTTCCAAAAGTCCCTGCTTGATTGTGAAACTTAGCAGACCGAACTTGAGGTGATAGAGCGCCATCGATATTAATATTTCGAACGCGCAGAGCATACACAGTATTTAAACCTTCTAACAAAGCTGTACTGTCATAGGTATGTCTACTAACCCATGCTTGGTTCAAGTAGCTGTAACTAATGAATTCATCTTTAGATTCAATACCTGCATCTTCATTGTACTCATCTTGAGTGTCGATTGCATAGCCTGCACTAAAATCTCCTGTGTAATCTGCGTTTCTGATTAAGAGTATAACTCTATCGTACCGAGAATCATACGTAGCATGAAGGCCTGGAAAGAATTTGAAAGTATTAGAGGAAGAGAAAGTTGTATCTAGTTTCAGTTTTTCCTGAAACCAATCTTTCATTCCAGACCTACTAATTTCTTTTAGGTCTGTTCCTGCTAAAGAAAAAACTTTGCGTTGGTCTGCGTCAGCAAAGAAATACCCATGAGGCGTTAAAACACAAGACAGCAGATGTTGTGTGCCTGCATAGCCTTTATCGCTGGGTCGTATCTCTATAGGTTTTGTAGCCAATATGTCTGATTGACCTAAAGCTAGCTCTCCTGCTGTAGTCGATATCTTCTCCTGACCTTGAGTCATAAATAACCCCCGCTCATGGTGAATAATAAGACGATCACCATAACCTTGAAGATTTTCAATCTCGCCACGGTCACGCTGCATATCAAAAAACTCTATGGGCTTAAACGCGATAACGTTTGTAGATACTCCTAAAGACCCAATTTCACTACTGCGAACAATCCGATGGGGAAAATCATTTACGAATGTTTGCCCACTGCTAAAGATTCCTACAGGCTGATATACATTTTCTGCATACAACCGTGACGGGTAATCATACAGTTGATCATTGCCAGGGCTAGCGGCTCTAAAAACATATTCGTGAGCTGATAGATTGACAGGATTGTCTAACTCATAGTTCAGATACTCGAACTTAGTGCGACCCTGAACTCTGTAATTGTATACTTGCGAAAGAATACCACGAGTAGAGTCTACGGTTGTAACGTGATTAGTAGATAGTAAATCAACAAGATTCGTAGCACTGCTTCCGTCGGCTACAGCATCAACACCTACAGGAGCTGTTAGCCTATGCTTATAGAAACTCCTTACAATATCCCCAGCAACAAATGTGGTATCTATGCTACCTACATTAACAGATTCCCCATCAATTTGACCCAGCTCTGCAGAAGCTAATTTAGTGTAGGGAATCACTCCTGTACACGCTACTAAATCTTGTACAGCATAATTTTGGTAACAGGTAAATAGATGCTGTTTCAGATTTGTAATCCATATCGGATTCGAAGCCTGTGATCCTGTATGTCCTGCAGTTAGATTGCTGTTGATTCTAAACCCTGTGCCTGGGTTCGAGGTGTTCCCTAAGTGCGTACCACTGGTGCTTTTTAAAAAGTCTTTCCAGTCTGTACTGCTTGTCGAACTCGCATACTCGATGTTGAACCCAATACAAGTCTCACAAAATCTATTGTCAATTTCTAATTCATCATCGATAGCGTTGGTCTCAACGTATCGAACTGTGCTGACCTTTCTGATTCGTACACTATTGGTAAGATCTACCTGTCTTCCATTCTCAGGAAAGAAAGCTTTGCCTCCTACCGTAAGAGCATTTGGAGCATTAAGTATATCTGAGTCACCCCAGTAACCATTGTCTGAATTATCAGTTACAAGACCATCTCCTATAAGCCCTGTTTCACCAGTAGAACTTACACCATAATCAATCCTATAGTCGATGTTTTCAATGTAAGCAGTTTCAGGAAGATTTACTCTAGACCTCAATGCCTCAAAGCAATACATCCTACCCGTGGTTTCCTTTACCCCCGCAAACCAAGCAGCATTACTGAGTTGGTCTGTTGCACTAGATATGGTGTCTATGTCAGAAACTTCTTGAGAATTGTACTGAGGCAAGTTCATACCATGAGAACTTGTATAGTCATGGTAATCAGTTACAGTTTCAGCAATGTTAGAGTAGTGATTGTAGCTGCCATGAATCAAAATACTCTGTCCAATATGCAGACTATTGGTCAAGTCTCTTTTAGCATGAAACATTCGTACACCTACGTACCCCGCAGGCATAGGAACATTTGCAAACCGTATCCGCACTAAATCTGTAGCATCGCCCAGTATTGGGATTTTGTGATGACGAACTGGCTGACTAGCAAGAGTGTAGTCTGTAATACTCCCAGAGTTATCAGAAGTATCTTCTACGGTCCATTGCTGAACAGGAAAGGTTGAAGGATACGTTTCTGCAGAGTTTTCCCAGTAACCGCAAACACCTACGCCACTTGTCACACCAGCAGGAGTGTAAGCACTTGCCGCACCAAAGTACTCATGGGTATTCCGAGTATGGAAATACTTCATGCCACTAGCAGCTATATCGTTATCGTCTTCGAGATAACTCAGATTAGAGTTTGCTGCTATCAACGATGTATCTGTAGATCGTATAGTGCCAGAGGCTCCTGTTTCTACAGCAGTAAGATGAGACTGACCTATTAACCTTGGTGGAGACCCAGGAATATGGAAGGCTGGAGTTAGCGAACCGTCCTCACGCACATAGCTAACATAAAAAGCGTATACCTCTCCAGGTTGAAAGGCAAGTCCTCCAAAATTTAAGTCTTGTTCCTTGTCATTGCCATTGAAACCTACTGTAGATACACCGTCTTCTGTGTGACCTCCATAGTATGTTTGATACAATACCTGAATACGATTAGCGTACGCCTGAAGATCAGTAACATCTGCAGTTGCAACATTGCCCATGTACAACCGATTTCCTTGTAGAGTCAAGGTTTTAGCTTGGCTGTAAACAATGTTCTGAACTAAGATTTCATCTAAAGAAATGTCTTTTTGTAAGATGCCAGTCAGAGTAATAGTAGTTTCATTGCCCTCATAAGGAAAGAAACCAGTAATGCCTGTGCTCACAGAATCATCATATACCGAAACAAAAGCTGCTGCTATATAAGAATAATCAGAGTCTAAGTTGCTTAGGTTCAAAGAAATAGTTTTCCCAGAATCGTAGACGACATATGGCCCATTTAGATTATTGAACTCTAGATAACTCTGGTCTTCATAGGCATAAGCAATCGCGATATAGTGAGTACCAGAATTAAAAAATCCTTGACCGCCTAAAGAGACTTGGTTCTGTTCTATGTAAACGGGGTCGTGCGTAGGACTGACCAAACTAGGTACAGCAGTGGTGTCTACATTTAAGTATTTCGGAGGAGAAACATCATCCGTAAGAATAACAAAAGTTTGTCCAGAAGTAGTTTTAAAAGAAACTGCATCAATAACTGCAGTATCTGAAAATCCAAACACTCCGCTAGACAAAATTGTAGTCAACGTCCCAACAACTTTTACTACGTAGTTTGTCGTACTGTCTGGACGTTTGCAAAAAAGAATGATCCCATCGTCAACTAGCCCACAGCCACCTAAGATGTAAAATTTAGGAGCACTATCGTCTTGAACACTTGAGTCATTTGTGAACCCGGCTTCTTGTAGAAGCGAGTCCATGTGCTCTCCATAAACAAAGTTTACTGCATCTATATATAGACCCTCTGATGTTTTGCTAGGATGTACATCCCGCATCATTCCTTTTAGTGGTCTCATCGCATTAGACGTTCTTGAGTGTTATTCCCAATAAAGAAATCGGAGTGTGCATTCATATTTGGGACCATACGTACCCACATGTTTTTGAAGCTTTCCATCTTGTCGATACTCGGATACGCTGCATCGTTCTGAGCTTTCAGACAATACTCCCCCCACTTCTGATCCGCTGTCTGCCAATTGAAAATCGGGTGAGTGTACCCTCCCATTATCATCTGCCTTAGTATGTACCATTCTAGAGCTTGTTTGTAGTAAATGTTGTCAGGTACTTTGGGGTATCCATCTTCACATACAGGATATGCTGTAAAGTGAATCTTTATACTACCCTCTTCGAAAGAGGTTTGAATATAATCAGGGTTAATGACGTAATAGTCACCACCTCCATAGCTAGCCGCTTTTATTGTTTTCTGCTGCTTGTATGTGTCGTTACCTAACGGATGCTTATTGGCTTGCGTTTGGAATACAGCTCCTGTAGTAATTTCAGAGGGTGTATACGGCTGAGGGTTTGTAGTGCGTTCAGCATTAGGAAGGTCATACCCTGTAACATCAGATCCGTAATGCAGATGGCTGCCGTTATATTCTACCTGGATAATGTCTACCAGCTCGCAAGGCAAGGGAGAGCGGTAGTTAGAAATAGATACCGTACTCGCTTTCTTTTCTAATCCAGCAGAATACCCAATGTACTCCAAGCCCTCACCTATCCATTCAACAGAGTCAATAACCCAATTGTCAGTAGTAGGTTTTAAGTCCCGGAATACTTTGGCAATCACTGCCTTGGACGATACGGTTTTGTAAATCATTTTTTAAAATTCAAGTATGCAAACTCATCTTCTCGTAGTTTCTTAACCAATGCTTTTTTATTTCCTGCAGCCCCTGCTGTAGGAGAAAACGTGTATACACTCTTGTTTTTTACCATGCACCTGTGCTTGTCCCAATTCCATCTGAAGTAGTAATCATCAGTATAGTAGATAAGCTTGTTGATTCCCTCTTTCTTTAGCTTGTTAGTTTCATGCCAATCGACTGTGGGTCTATTGAATGATCTAGGAATACGCTTAATGCGCATCGTGCCTAATCTATGCCCCATATTAAATACCCTGCCATCTAAAATAACTTTAGAAAGTTTCTTGTTGAACTCCGAAATAATATGCTTGTACAAGGCATATGTAACGGGTGTTGTAGGGTTGTTCTTACAATAGGACTTGTAGGAATCCTTAGTGCTATATCTACTCTCGCAGCTGTACTTCGTCGTTGTCATCTTGTCTATTCTCTAAACGCATTTCTGTTCCTAGGATGCTTTGAGTAATTCGTTGAACCATGTCCATCGAAATTGGATATTCTTTGTCAGCAGTAAAGACCGTTGTACCGTCACAGCATGTGTAATTTTCTAGCTCTTCTGGCTGCTCAAAAATCCCCTTTACTAAGATGCTTTTGGGTCGAGCGTTCAACACATAGATGCGATCCTTAGTGTAGATATACTGAGGTAGTTTGTTTACGTACTTGTTGTGCTTGCTGTACTCTGCCTGAACTGGAGTTGTCCTCTGAAAAGGCTCTTTGGCATCAGCAGTGCCTACAAATGCAAATTCTGAACCATCATAAATACGCACAGGCTTTGGAATAGTCTGTTTAGTTCGCCACACATCACATCCTATGTCAATAGCAGAACAGCATTCTAAGGCGCTAGAGGCTTCCATTTCCAAACAATCTAAGGATTGTACCAGCTGACTAGGGAGACTGTAATTACGACGCTGATCTTGCCTAACAAACTGTGCACGGTAGTATCCCACCATAAACTTCAGGCGTTCGCGTAATACCGCATCATCACCGCGCTCCATTTGTTCTGCGATATTGTAGATGATTTCGTTTAGCGTTGCCATGGCAATTGATTTTTATCGATAGTGCGTACTACAAAGTAGCCTCCTATGGAAGTCATAAGTATAGTTTCATACATGTTTACCCAAACCTCCCGGATTTCATACTCTACTGCTAAGGTGTCTAACAGAATAAATACAACTAAAAAAAGAACTAAGACACCAACTATAGCGGGACGGATATTTCGTGACAGCCAACTTTTACCAGCAACATCAGATTGCCAACGTTTAGTTATTTGCTTCTCGCCAACTATACGCACAGAAGCTTGGAAAAGCTCATTGAACTCTTCTTTATCTCCAGGTGTCAGGCTTCCATCCGAGTCTACTAAATTCTTTATTACCCCAAGTATTCCGCTGTTTGGCAATGCATCAGCCACAGACTCGAATAATTTTGGAGATTTCTTCTTGAGCCACGACCCTACTTTGGTGTCGCGCAATTTTTTCATTACAGTCGTACTGTAAAGTTAAACAAAGTCAGTTGATAATGCTTTGAGCCAAAGTCCAGTACTAAGTCGTATACAGTCACCTTACCTAGTCTTATTTTGACAATGAACTTATCTCCGTGTTTGTGGGGATTACCCCATGTGTTTGTAACCTTCATCAAAGTTTTGGATTTCAATTTCTACGTGACCACCTTTATCAATAACATTAGCAATACTAGGGTAAACGGCATTGTACGCTTGAGTGCTATTGTAAAGCTCAAACTCTCCACCTTGTATTAAAGCAGGTCGGTATCCTAAAAGCAAACACCCTGCAGTGTGATCGTCGTTGTTACCGCAGTGAACCAGTATATCTGTAAAGCCTGGGACATCCTGTAAATGCAACATGCCTTTATGAATTTTACCAAAGCGTGTAGCGTACCGATCATTGAAACCCCCATTTTGCTTTAGACATATATCGTATGTCCCTTCAGGTATACGTGTTTCTCCATAAACCTTAGTTTCTCGGTACTCATCTTCTAGCGTAAAGCACAAAAACTGATGTCCTTTCTTTCCAATTTCGTAAGGACTTACGGTTTTCATATACAAGACGCCTAAAGTGCTGTCTTTATTCGAAGAAATTCGTTGGAGTAAAAGCTTCATGACGGGGGTATGCTGAAGATAACAGGAAATATCACTCTAAAATATCAGTAGGGAGGAAGTCAGATGAAGGCCAGTCAACTTCGTTTAACTGCACTTTAACCTCGTCATGAGTGTATGGCCCCAGATAAGGGTTTCTCGTTATTGGCGTGTAGTTATTGACATCAATCTTTATGATAAAGTAGAGGCCGTCACTACGGTACGAAAGTTTGTCTTTCGACTCTAAAACCTTAGTGAAATCAATATCGTTGACGTCTAAAGCGTCAATAAAAAAATATCGTCTTTCTTCAGGTACAATCATATCGAGCCGTATCTATCGACGTATGCATCAAAGTTCTGCTCTATCTCTGCGGCAGTCAACACCCTGTTGTACATCATTAGCTCGTAGGTATTCGTAGACAGCTTGTTAGAGCTGACCACTGCATTGCCATTGTACGAGGTATTCAAAGCCATTACGCCGTGATGCCAATACTGGCTTCCGTCTTTAATCTGGCTAGTAGTGTCATAAGTCAGGTTTGCACTAGACCCGCTAAGATTACTCATTGATCCCTGTGATGCGCTGGCAGTAAATGTTTGACCATTAATATAACAGATAAAGTTATTGCTTGAGCTAGAGGTTAAGTCAACGGTCATAGCAACATGTACCTTAGTGTTGGGCTTTAGTTCGTACTGACTTCGACTACTATTGTAATGGAAGTAAGTTGACATATTACTAGGAGGCTTTAGTCTAACAACAGAGCCATAGTAATTACTATGGTCAAACCCGTAAAGACCATATCTTAGGAGTGTACCTCTGGTAGAGGAAGAATAAGTTTGCCTTCTGCGCCTACTTGCCAATCCACAATATGCGTCGCTTACTACATACCCCGTGCTGCCATCTTCAGGAAAAGAGAAGACAGCCATAAAGGTATATTGGTCCTGATCGTGCGTTTCACTACCACTAGAGGCTGAACCCTCTCCATAAAAATAATCAGTTGAAGGAACACTTATTTCACCGTAATCATCCACTCCATCAAACTGTATGTAGTTGTCTCCTGAGGTAGGCTCCGTCGGGCCATTGCTCAGAGTCATGCTATAGCCGTTAGAACTCAGGTCGGTCCAGGTGGTTGGGGTAGTAGACGAGTTGTAGCTGTTTTCGTCTCCTGCGTTAAAGTGCATCTCCAAACCACTACTTACATAGTCTGTCAAGGACACGGATGTCGCCGTAGAGCCGTTAAACTTTGCAATACTAGCTTTAGCAATGCTGTTAATCTTAGCAACCGAGCTAAAGGCTAAGGCGTTTATTTTACCTATATCAGCCATTATGCAATCTCAATATAGTCTGGAGAAGGATTTATGTAAATGTATCCGTTAGCCAAAACGTACCCTACAACTCTTACAAAGTCCCCTGTAGCGGAAGGAGCGGTAGCCGTTACAGTACCTTCTGTTGTTCCTACATACAGAGTATCTCCAGCTGAAAATGAATGAGCGCTACTTGAGTGTATACCCTTGACAAGGATGCCATTTGTAGCTGAAGAAGTGCCTAGCGCAATGCCAACCAAACCTTTGGTCTTAGCTTCGACATCTGCATCAGCAGCGACCCACCCCGAAGAAGTGTGAACGTAGAATTTATTCTGAACTAATGTGTTGCTTCCAAATTTCACGACCTCCCCTTCCCAAGTGTTATTGGCATAAGCACTGCTCCTAGTGACAATTTCTATTGATTGTCCGTCTAGCTCGTTAGCTGCGGTAATAAATCCTGAGTCGTTCGACAGTTGCGAGGTAGCCGTGGGTATCGTAGGTGTGTTAGAAATATCTCCGTAATCGATACCGGTGGTATCACCGCTAAATGTTACAGTGTTTGCAGCACTAGAGAATGTAACATTTCCAGATACATCCAAAGAGCTGGTGTTCAAGTCTACTACAGGAGCTTGTACGATATTACTCATCTGTATGTCTAGAACCTCAACTGGAGTGCCTGCATTTTCCAGATACACTTCTAACCTTCCATATGCAGAGTTCTTGCCAGACGTATTGTTTAGGTCGTCCTCAGTAATCTTTAAGTAGCTTCCATACAGCCCAATAGATGCAGCATGCGTGTCAAGTTCTAGCGTACCGCCTTCGTCTCTGTCAGCACCCCCACTATCGAACTTGTGTACAAACTTTGTTGTCCCTGAGTTGTTCTCAGATGTATCTGCTTTTACAAACTTCACCAAGTTTATGTTTTCAGCAAACACATCGTTAAGTGCGGTCACTGTTGCAGATGCTGATGCGCCTAGTGCAGTACCGTCTTCGTCGGTGAATAGTGTATACGCTGCTTTTTGAAACAGATATATGTCTGAAGCAGCAGCAGTTGATTCTCCTATCCGAACATCTACTGTGGTATTGTCGCTTGAATTTACTTCAGCTATAATATTTGCTTGGTTGTCAAAGAACTGTACAGCTGATTTTTGGGAGTCATCAAACAGTACTTGCCCATTATGTATGTATACTTTAACAGCCATTTTAACTGATTACGAGGTTAGTAATGTTAGTACCGAAAGACACTGTCCAAGCCTCCGGCTTAATTACAATGTTCCCTGAATTCGCTGCCGCAGAGCTATTGTACCCCCACCTCATGCGCACCTCTTGTACGTCTGCCACCCAAAAATCAGTTCCAGCGGCTTCTTCCCAGGCTGCTACTAAATCAATTGATTGACCATTACCTGCAGGCCATGCTGCTGCAGGATCAAAAGCCTGAGTTATACCAACTGGTACTTCTAAAAAAGGAACCTGACCAGGTACGTAAGCCCCTGAGGGTGTAAAAGAGCTAAAGTTATCTGTCAGGCTTTGATCAGAAAATCCAACCTGAAACTTTCCTATTAGCATGGTGTGATCTGTCCATGTACCACTGACCTTGCGTCCTACAGTAAGCCAAATAAAAACAAGAGCTGCTCCTGCCCCAGTGTAATCTATTCCCCACAATGGACTATAGGCAAACCCAAACCCGTATACACCAGATCCTCCAGCTGCAATTTCTACCTCTGTGCCATCACTAAATGTTACAAAGTCATCTGCTGTTGTCACAGTAACAGCTACTGTGTTGCTGTCTGAGGGAACATCTCCTGTAGTTGCACTAGTTCCGGCTACAGCAACACCGAAATACGTGACAGTTGCAGCCACACCGGTTATATTGATGTTGCCGTCTATCTCGTCTGCTTCAAACGTAAAGTACTTCTTTCCGTACTGTGCTGCGGGTACTGCCTGACCAATAAGCCCAAGCAGAGCAATCAAATCAGCAGTGTTGACTATACCATCCCCATTCATATCGCCAGGGCTTCCCCCAGTACTTACGCTACCTCCGTAGCTACCAACGGTGCCGTAGCCATCAGCAACATAGCCATTAACTATGTCGTTTGTAATAGCTTCTATAATGTTTCGAAGTGTAAGACTTCTTACTCCTTGAGTACTGTTAATTCTTGCTACAAATTTTACATCATCTAGATGGTCAGCTAGTGTTTCTCCTATGCTTTCTGAGGCGCTATCTGCTACAGCAGCTGCAAAATCCCCAGGTTTAAATAAGCTTGTGTAGCGATCAGTATGAAAAATCTCATTATGGTTGCTAGCTGTTCCCCAAGCAAGATTATTGCCTTTATACAGATAAGCATCGTACCTTGCTGTTGCACCCTTTATTATAGATAGATAGCCGGGAGTTTGTAGATTAGCCTCTCCCCAGGTAGTCCAATCTGATGTAGAGCCAAAAATACCTATACCTTTTATTGGGCTATTGGTATTAGTTCCGTCCTCTGACAGATCTATGACAGGGAATCCAGACCGAGCGTTTTCTATTACATCAGCTAGTTTTATCGGCATCTTCTTTCACGATTAAGTAGTCCATAGCTGCAAGCAGAACATTAGGCTCAATCATCAAAGTGCCATCATCAATAAGAGTGACTTTCTTCAAACGGACTTTCTGTTCCGTATTTAAAAGATCCTCTACTTGATCCCGAAATGCAACAGCATCTTCTTCACTTACCTCTGGCTCTCCCTTTGCATCTGTAGACGCCTTGGTTTTTAGAACTCCGATGTGAATCTCTCGCTGCTCTTCGAATAGATCCACTATAGGCTTAAGCTTTGAGATATTCTGAGCCAGCATCCAACTGGTTTTAAGTGGCAGCGTGTTAGTGCTGATTTGCTGGAAGGCACGGAAAACGTTGATACATTCTTTGAGTAACATGAATACTATTCTTTGGTATGCTAAGATACATCAACCAATGATAACGATATCGAATACCTCATCTACAGCGGCGTTGGGAATATGTATCCGCGCAGCAAACGCTGTAGTTGAAACAAACTTCACAAACACAACCTCTTCAGAAGCATTGGTGACTTGTACCAAGATTCTTTGCGTATTCAGGTTGTGCGTAACGTCCACGTAACCAGCTGATACATCACCTGATGCCCACGTATGTGTATTGACGTATTTCTCTGCAATCTTATTTTCTGCAGAAGCGTCGTGACTCCAGTTGTTGACTGCCCACACACTCGCACTGTTATCAAAGACAACTTTTGGATACTTGGCGGCATCATCGGTTACGTAGCCTTTTTTAAATGCCTCAATACCTATGTCAATAGCCAGCTCACCAGCATCAGTATAGACCGCATTATTACCCGCATCAGCATTACCGAGCGTAATGATAGCATCTCTTACATAAACATTTTCTTGCTGAATATTGACGACCGAACCCTCACCGAGTACAGTAAAGTCTCCTTTTACAAGCAAGTCACCAGTAGTCAGCTTACCTCTATCATCGGCAGATGCCGGTGTAAACGTGAGGTCATTTGAATCAATATACGTCTCCGTAATATCACCAGCAGCATCTGCACTGGTCATCAAAACTTTGTAGCTGCTGGCATCAGTACCTTCGGTAACATCAATGTGAGATATAAGAGAGGATATATCGCCAGATACTAAATAGGTGGACGCGTCTAGTGTAACATTAGTTCCATCCGTTGTTAGAAGTCCAGAGCCAGATAGACCGGCAATGTCGGCAAGCTTCCCATCAACATTGAAAGTTATTTCTTCGGCGGAAGCGGTGTTGGTTGTGAAAGATCCACCAGTAGTTAAGCCAGTTCCGGCAGTTAAAGTAATTGTTGAGTTGTTCGCGTTTGCTGAAGCTTCTACTAACTCATACCCAGTAGCAGAGTGATTATATGCCACCAAGTATCCATCTGTTCCTTCAGCTCCTGTTAGTGCGGTAAGGGCATTAGCGGTTGCAGCCTGCAACAAAGAACCTGCAGCAATAGACGTCAAATTTGTACCTCCGCTAGTAACAGGTATAGTACCACCTGTAATTTCTTGATTGGATAGCGTTAGGTAATTAGTATTTGCTAAAGTAACATTAGTTGAGTTATCTGTACCTATTGGATCTGCATAGCCAGTAACATAGGTAGAAATCTGGGCTCCCGTAGCAAGCGCGGTTGCACCTGAACTAACAGCACTAGTTACAACAGCAAGCGCAGGTGTAGTCGTAGTGTCAGTAACAGTGAGTTGGTTTGTCGAACTTGAAGTTACTTGAGTAACCGTACCGGCATTAGTCGTGTACCCGAAATTTGTAACAAAGTCATAAATCTGATCCCCGGTAGCGTAGCTAGTCCCACTGTCGACAACTGATGCAGTCGGGACGGTAATTACTAAATCTCCACCGGCAAAAGCCGTGGATACAGCATTACCACCAGCAATTTTTAGTGTATCCCCATTGTTTATCGTTAGTGTAGCCCCATCTTCATCTTCAACAATAAGAGAAGTAAATCCATCAATACTAGAAGCAGCACTGTTTACTATGTTCAGCTTTTCAAAACCTGCTGGTACAGCTGTATAGCTACCGCTCTCTCCAGATATAGTAAACTTGGGCAGTTTATCGGTTCCACTACCCGATCCTCCAACCTGAGTAATGTCTGTCAAGACCCAATACTCTGGTTCCGCCGTGCCTGCACTTACCTCAAACTTAGTTCCACCAGAATCATATACTCCAGTCGATGGATTGATAAGAATAAAGTTTGTACTTGCACTATTGTTTTGCACCAAAGCCCGCCCGTCTGCCACGTAAAACATGGTAGAGTACTGCTTTAGCCATCCTGGAGAAGCATTTGTATGCTCGTCTTGGAATACAGACTTGGTATTACCGCCTGGGTCTGTGTACGTTGCAAACAGATCTGTCCAATCATCAATTGCAGAACGAAGGCCTCCACGCGCCTTATCAGTATCAATAACAGCTTTACCTGCTGCTTGGTGGAGTAGTATATCTGGATTAAATAGTGGCATAGCTATAAGTATCAGCTGATGATAAAGGTGCCATCAAATGCAGCAGGTGCATTAGAGCAGTAAACTTCGTAACTAGTATTTGTAACACCGAAGTAGCTTTCAAAATCTACAGTTAGCGATTTGTACAGATTGGAACCGTTTTGAAAAGCAGTAGCAAGATTCGATCCTCCGGGTACTTGAAAATTCTCAAGCACATTTAAGGCTGCAGGGAACGCAATCCATGTAAACATACCATCCGGAGCTGTCACCGATACGTTGCCTCCACTAGTCGTAAAGTTTGGATCACCACTGGTATCACTACTGCCAATGAATTCATACTGTGCATATGAATTGCTAGCCGGAGAGTTACCATCGCCGTCTTGAATATCATCGAGCACCGTAGTCATTGTGGCGTCGTCGCTGTTGGTAAACTCGGTACCATCAGTGGAGTTATAACCTACGATACTAGGCCACCGGAACGTAATGTCGTCAATAGTGGGGTCAACAGTCCCTTCAGCATCCGTAATGCGTACTCGGTAGTATATACGAGCTTCATCAATGTCTGCTACTTGTATTGCAGTACTAACGGCTGTGTAGCCAGAAGGCGTGGCATCTGTACCGGTCACATTGTTAGCCGTAACCGCCACAGAGTCATAAAATTTGTACGTAGAACTTGTGCCAGTTAGACTTAACCCGGTTATAGTACGTATCGTAGACCATGATGTGTTGTTGTAACTGCGCTGCAATAGAGCTTGTGTAATTGGAACATTAGGACTGTTGCATTTTAGCTTGAATTCGATCTTTGATGCCACGTTACCATACTCACGTTCATCATCAGACTCATTGGTTGCAAGACCCGTGTTTTGACGATCCATGACAATACTCTGCAATGTTGGTTGCGAGTAATTTGTTACCCTCACATAACCCTTGTTAGCATACGCTCCTTCAACTTGTACTACAGTAGTAGCTGATCCTGAGCCATCATTAGGTGTAACTTTTATTCGGTATTGAAAATCATCTTCTTGACCTGCTGTAGTAGAAAGAGTATCGTTGAAGGTGAAAGTCTCCGTGCCATCAGAAGTATCATTCAAATTGGCAAAGGTGCCGCTTGTAAATGCAGCTACAGCGCCAGCACTATCCGCTATAGTTGCGTAGGAGGAATCAGCTGCTGTAAATAACTTGCGCTGCAGATCCACACTTGCAATGGCATAGTTGTTACCACTAACTACCGTATAGTTGTTATTGGTCACAGTAAAAGTAATAGTTCGGGATAGACTACTTTGAGCAGCATCGTCATATGCTATCAGAGTGTTTGAACCGCTTGCAAAGCTCGTTGTAGGAGCCTGAAAGCTAACTAATACTGATAGAATTAGGTCTAATGCGCTATCTCCTGAAGCACCTAAAGTTCCTGTACCACTTATTGTACCAAATGTGTTCCCTCCAATACTGTAGTTAATAACATCGTCTAAGACAGACTCTGCAGTGCCTATAGCTACTTCTTTCCAGTTACCCGCAGTAGCCCACGCAACATTTGCTAAGTCAGTACTTTGATATACGTATACCTTATTGCCAGTTGTGTCTACAAGAATAGTACCGTTTGCCCTCTTCTGTGGAAAATCAGTTAGACCTGGCAGGCCAGTAGAAAATATAACGCCTTTTAAGTGATTGCTCGTGGCATCAACAATAGGATATGATCCATTCTGATTCTCTAGAGTATCTCCAAATTTAATAGCCATAGCTTATGTGGTAAGGGTGATTGTTAAATCGATATCGTCATCAAATGCTCCGGTCTGTAAAGACCTATAAACATTGTAATTTCTTGTGGCAGTTCCTGCTGTTTGGTTAAAGCCACTACCGCTGTTGTCGTATAAGACAAAACTATCAGTGTAATCGGCAACCCCTAAGCCGCTTGTAGTAGCAGCTATTTCTGTAGCTGTAAAGATACTCGGAATAATTAAATACGTGTACTTCGTAGTATCGGCAGTATTACTGTTGCAGGAAAAAGTGATGGTTTGCGATGGACTGTTGGGGTCGGCATTAAGTAATGTTCTTACTTGGTTGCCTGTGCTAATAAGGGATGCTACATCAGTAGGTGTGGCGCTCGTATTCGCATACACGTACACAGGATGCCTGTAAATAATCTTAGTCTGCTTTGTAAGCGCAACCAGCGATCCCGTTCCATCTGTTAGATAGCCTAGTGTATGCGTAACGGTATACTGCTGTCCATTCGTATTTAAAGCACTTCCAGAAGGCGTTATATAGTTGCCTGTAGAAGCATTGTATGGACTTGAAATAGTAGACCAGTTAGGAGTACTGTCAATCAAAGAAGTTCCCAGGTTATAGTTGTAACTAACTTCTAGCCCTGCAGTACTGTCTAGGTTTCCAATATTCGAGATAGTATAAATAAAGCCTGCAATATATCTGTTGTCAAGACCAGTCTGCACGATATAGTTTTCTCCCTCGATTATATCAGGGAAGTTGGTTGACGACGGAATAACAGATGCAATAACTGGCTCTAAGAACGGAGCTAACAAATCTTGAATAATCGTTTCTAGATTGGTACCAGCACTGTATGTGGTTACACCAGCAATAGCATCACCAATAGAGTTGGTGACAATCAGATCAGAGCCTAATTCAAACGAAGATGCAGAACCACCAGAGCCAGCACTGACAGAAAGAGATAATCGGTTTTCACTAATAGTAACCGTGTTATTACTCTCTGTAATTTTAACCACATTAGCTATGGGCTGCGTTATGATGATTTTGTTTGGCATCACTCAGTAACCTGTGGCTTGACTTTAAATTTCCCTTCAATGATTCTTTCTACGGAAGAGTCACTGTTCACTAGCTCTAAGTCATACACTCCCTGATTAAAGGTCATTGTATCAGTAGTAGCTGAGGGTATAGTGAGGGTGAACTTGCCAATATCGTCCCCTGATTGTGTAGGGATATTAAAGTGGGCTAAGTAATCCGCATCTGCACTCGCATCGCTAGTAGCTCTGTACACAAACTCTGTGTCTGTAATATGGTCTTTCACAGCCATACGGACTCTAGCACCAGTTAGACTGATTCCCGCGTTAGCGCTGTCCTTATACACAAATGTGACCTCGTGCTGAGACCCCTGCTCTACTATGAAGTTGTATTTACCAGATGCCATTACAATACATATTCAAAAACGTTTGGTTTGCCTCGACCGTTATTTTCAATAACTGTATATCCAGGACTGCTGTTCCAACCATTACTCTCAGAGTAAAAGTTGCCTGTAAATAAAGGTGCTACAGCAATTTGCCGGTAGTTTGCCTGATCCACAAGTTTTTCTTCTACGGAACTATATACTCTTTTACCTCGTCTGGAATGCCAGTGACCTCCTAGCATTACATTGTACATACCCTGCTTTCCATGTTCCCAAAAAGCTTTGCCTAAATCACCTTTAGAAATGTTGTAGTGGTTATGGGTAAGCAGATAGAATATACCATCTACTTCTATTCCTAAAAGTAAAGGATGATACTCAATATTTAAAGAAGTGTTTTCCTGCAGCATATATGCAAGTAGTGACGCTACAGAACCTTGAGGGTCTCCAGTTAGTTTTGGGGTTAGCCTATCATGGTTTCCACTCACTATAGCAACCTTGACAGTATTAGTTAAGCTTGTCAAGAAACGTCTGAGGATCGTATACGCTGTAATTACGATGTGTGACCCGTACCCATCCTTTTCTAACTCTTTCCAAGTTGACTCGTGGCTAATGCCAGTAAAGGATTCTATGAAGTCTCCGAGCAAGCATACGGTAACCTTCTTGTATTTGCGACCATTTACATTAGTAGCAACCTCTTGCAATCGTGACACCACATCTTTCGTACTGAAGCTAGGAGTATTTCCAATGGCATCGACTTGAGCACCTATGTGAAAATCGCTTAGAACAAGCACACAATGGTTTGTACCTGGCTGATTGTAAATCTGAAAACCATCTACACTATGCTTTAAGTCCTCTTTGATTCTTGCCCAATCAACACCTGATACTTTGCGGGTCAAGTGAACTTTTACTTGGTAGAAAGTTTTGGAGCCTGTTTTTGTAGGAGCATCCCAACTGTTGCAGGTATAACGTCCTACTTCCCAAACATTTAAGTCTACTTCAAAGTGCTTTATAGCTTTCTCTAAAGAGTCTATTTGCTCAGTACCCTTGTAGGTCAGTACAGCATCCTTAGAAGATACGTCTGTGCCTGTACCAGATTTAGGGCCATTCCTCAACTCTCCTACTTTTCTGCGTAAAGTTCGGTGACTTATAGAAAGGGTATCGTAATCTAGAAGAATAGCAGACGCAATCTCTGTATGAGATTTCTCTGAAAACCTGTTAGAGTACTCGGCTATTATTTCTTTTAAGCTCATACTTCAGAAATACTATACCTTATTTTGATTCGGTCTAAAGGAGTAGTAGACCACCCAAGATTACTCCTATTAAAAGTAAAAGTTGACGTAGAACTTAAAGTAGTGCTATTAGCTAAAACGAAAAAGTTGTTTGGTTGCAATTCTAGCGTGGGGAACACATCCATTTGATAGTCTGAAGCAGTAACATCGGAATTCGCAGTGAACGTAATGGTTATTGTTTCTGTAGCATCGTCTGGATCCCAATGGTTAGGGGAGACCGACATAGAGCCAATATTAGCTAAGTCTACTGGAGTATCAGAAACAGCTTCGAGGTATATGAGATTGCTTACTCGTTGGGATACCCAGCTAGTTTTAAAATGCAAATCTCTGTCTACAGTAGCAGGTAGTGTTACTGCAGTAGAACTCATAAATCCATTGTTGTCCGGTACAGAAATGCCAATGGTTTCGCTGACTTCAGGAGCCCCACTAAAATCTGAAGATGTGTAACCCTCTACCTTAATAGTGCTATTATATACCTGAGAATACAGGCTGTAGTAAATGAAGCCATATGACGACGGCTCATTTAAACGGAAGTTTACTACGTCAGATGGCTCAAAAGCTACAGTAGTAGTATCAGTGCTATTAACCCAAACACTTGCAGCAGAAAGAGTAGCGGTTTGATTCGAGGTAAGTAGAGTAAGAGTATTATTTGCCTCTAGGACATAAAATACCAGTGCTGCCGTGCTATCAAAGTCGTTAGACAGAGTAACGTATGAAACGTATGTGCCATCTGCTTGAAGCGAAGTAAAGTTCAAATTGTATACGGAAGTAGTAGCGCCATCCGACACTATAACCTTTGCCGTAAGATCTGTTAGTTCTTTCTTTTGCCCAGAATAGCTAGGGCTACTGCTAGTTGTTTGGAAGCTGTAATCAGTAGTTACAGGGGATATAGAAAACCCTACTTGATTATTAGGAACCAGCGGATTGTACTCTGATGTGTACAGCGTAACATTTAGGTGTTTAGCCGCACCTAAGCGAAAATCATAGCTTCTCCCTGAGCGAATCAGAATGTCAGCAGCTGCGATAAGGCCATCATCATTTAAATCCCCTAATGGAACATCTGGGAATGTTGTAACCAACCCTACAGAATCAGAAGACTCTAGAGTTCCTAACGAATATGGTGACTCGCTGTACCCAAGCTTAACGTCCTCAGTAATGGCACCAGATAATGCTGTAGTCACGGTGATTACTCCTGAGTATGTATTTGGTATAGTAAAGGAGAAATCAGCATCATTATCCTCGGTATTTACTAAAACAATATTTGATGCGGAGTCTCCGTATTGAGTGCTGATTACTGCATTAACCTCATATCCTGTTATTGGAGATAATTCAGAAACACCGATAACCTCAAACGTTATAGTTCCCCCAGGAGAATATGTTGCTGTAGTGTTTTGGTATGTAGTAAAATTACCATCATAGTACACCACATCGTAAGTGACGACAGGAGGAGTGTAGTCCTCGAAGCCTGGGTCTTCGGGGTCGTCTACATAGCCATTCTTAGCAGTGTAGAGGAGGGTATTGATGAAGAAGTCTTGCTTATCACAATCCCTATGCAAGTCATACTCTGCCTTAGCAATATAGATTGTAGCTGCACCTGAGAAGTACTTGTCTAAAGCAACATTCAGGTCTGTAGTAGTGTCGTAGTCAGCAGGTAAGAAAAACATTAAGAACAGCCGCAAATACAGGTGCAAGAACTTCCGGTACAGATGTTAGACATCAATGTGACTTTTCGTTCTGCTGCTGTATAACGGGCTGCATTAACATCAAGTTGTGCACCTGTTCTAAGTGACACTAGCTCTTGCAGTGTCTGTAATTGCTGGGTCTCTTTACACTTATCGCATGAACTAGCTAAATAGGTGTCGAGCTTGGTAGAGATGCACGTATCGATAGCAGCTAAGTACAATGTGTACTCGTCAAAACTATAGGTGGTGCCTCCGAATGAGTAGTCAACTTGAAAACGATAAAGACCGTCCGGAAACGTACTGGTAGTTATCGAGGGAACTTTGGACGGAGTAATCTCTAGTGGATTACCCCAAGATTGGGCTAGAACATAAGTGTATCCAGCATCAGATACAATTGCTTGTTCAGCAGCAGCATCTGCTCCTGTAGAAGTGTCTAACAGAGTCTCTACTTCAACAAGAGTATGGCGACCTGGAGTATTGACCTTGAGAAGTAAATCTTCACGCGTCGTGGAGTTAGGGGTGTGATCCTGCAATTGGAACACACCCCCGACAACCTTAATTCTCCAATACCCTGTAGCCATACTTTAAGGATTATGCCAAGAAGGTATCCAACGTAGCGTTCAAAGTAGTGTTACCAGAAAGGGTATACAAAACAATCTCGTGAATGTCTGTACGGTCCCCATGCGTCTGCTCTACAAACAAGCAAGTCCGATCGTATGTATTAGATCCAGTAACAACTGCGGGCTTTACTACGTTAGGTCCAGCAATGTTAGTTACACCTTGAATAGGAAGAGCAGCTTGAACTTCGGCATTTACATCAGCGGGTGCGCCAATAGAAAAAGCAGCAGGCGTTGCATTAGTGACAGCGCTTGAAGCGTCGTTAGCTGCACCTCGCATGTTTACATTCACAGGCATTGTGATTTGAATCACAGTAGTAGCACCACTCTTCTCTGCAGCTACAACATCTGCGAAGATATCACGCTTAGAAGCATTGATGGCAGAAACCAACTGATCAACAGCTGCAGCATTATCCGCTGCACCTACGGCTTCAAAAGTAGCAATAGTGAACTTCTCGCGGCCTTCAGTAACGTTGATCAACTTAATGTAAGCAGATTTGTCCGCTTCAATTACAGGAGTGACTTCCAAGATTTGCTGTGTACCAGCTGCATACTCTTGAATTGTAGATGATTTTACATCTGCTCCTTTGAAAAGCAAAGAGCTTCCTTCACCAGTTTGAAACTGAAAAGTTTTAGCAGCAGAGCCAGAAGCATTAATAGCAGCCCATGGTGCACTACTAGCAGTAGCGGTACCATCAACAAAAGCAACAAGTTTACCGCTAGCTACAGATGTAGCAGTAGCGCCAGCGTCATTAGAGACGAGAACAGTCTTAGTATGAGACATGTGTATGTATTAAAGAATTAGAGAATTGGAGAATTTTCATTTATGCACCTATAGTAGCAGTATCTGTTGCTGCTGTTGATACGTTACCGGAGGTATCCGTAATAGTAGCGGTTGCGGTAAGTGTTACAGATTGAGCATATGCATCGGACGTTATTCCAGTATCTACTACACGTGCGGTTACTGCATCAGCAGCAACATTTACGGTTACATCCGCCTCCGAGCCATCACTGCTTATGACCACTGTTGCATTAGCAGCATCATTGCCCATTGAACCAGCAAGACTTACAAAGATTGAGGCTGCGCCCGCAATGGAATAGCTACTAGCCCCAGTACCCGCAACATCACTTGCAAATCCAGCTGAAGTAAAGGCAGTTGGAGCAATTAAGTCAACAACAGCACTACCTAAAATGGTTTCTAGCGCTTCAAGTAAATTGGTGTCACCTTCGTCATCAGCAATACAGATACGTACCACTTCGTTGACCTTACGTCGATTTGGAAGTGATTTCTCAATCTCGATCGTATAGATGCTGTAGTCCAGCCCCGTGCCAGTAGCAGAAGCAGGCACTACAATTGGAAACTCGTATTGATTGTAGGCACCTGCACTGATATATGCACGAGTCTCTAAATCAATGACATTTGATTGTTGGCCTAAGCGCCCATTGTTATCGCCAGATACACTAACAGTTAAAGCGTCGTCACCAGTTACAACTATATCGCTTCCACGAGGAGTCACTGTAATAGAAACGTCTGACCCACTAACAGCCATTGTTACGTTCTTGAAACGCTCTGTATCCGAACGTCCTGCGAAGTTGGCTACTATTTCAGTAGCGTCTTTGCCTGTCACGCCTAAAACATCGTACAACTCTACGCCGTTTTTTGCTTCTAAGCGAATAGAGTTCATAGATGCCGCGATATCACCTACTGTAATAACTTGATTAGTACCAGCATTTGGCTGAGAGAACTTGATATTTTTAATATCACTCCGCAAAAATTCTGTACTACTTAACGTAGCTACACTTCCATCAGGTTGAGTATGAGCAGCAGTAAGCTTGATAAGACCATTTTGCGCTCCTGATGCATTACCAGCAAGAACAACTCCGTCATTCTGCACAAGTAACTTTCCATCAGTAGCAGCATTTGCAACAGATGTAGCTAAGCAGTTTGCAGCAGTAGAGTCAATATCCCCACGTACAACAAGAGTAGTTTCAGTAAAACTCATTATTCACTTTTTGATTGTTCAATCGAATTTGTTTGATACCTCGGAGACTCGATAGCCTCTATAATATTCTTTACTGCTAAGTCCACAATCTCTTGGTGAGTGTGGGTTGCAAGCTCGCAATCTAGGGACGAAGATAGGTTAATCTGTACCGGATTGCGAATATAGTCGACGAATACCGTTTTTAATATATACTTTTCGCCATCTTGAAAGACCCTTATTTCGTCATCATGGATGAATCCTGAGGGTGCTACCTTGCTAGGTTTTGCAAAAGGATTCTCTATATGCGAATAGATTTGGTCCTGTTCTACTATACGAAGTTCCCTTTTCACAAGACTGTCAGAAGTGCTTACTGCAGTCTTACAGTTATTGGTATGGAACTCTATCCTAGTATTGATTAAAAACATGTAGTCTACCGGAAGGTCGAAGTTCACAAACTCCAAAGCAGAGTTTGGAACAACGCCATCCGTGTAGTCTACCGTAATAACTAAGCGCAGATCATCAACACGCTTTTGCAACTTGCTGAATCCTAGCTTTTTGCTATCAAATACAGGTGCCAAGCGATGCTTTATGTATCTATCCTGGGCGCGGTTTAACCAAAAGTCAACCTCTTCAGGAAGGAAGTAATCGTAAACTGAGGAAGCTACCTTTTGCAGTCCCTGGTCTACGGCATAGTGCATCTCTTGTACAGTCATTTATGCGTAAGCCTTTAGTTTGGCTTTTATAGAAGTTAAAACATTGGAGTTCTTTTTATCCTTCAAAAACAAAATTGCTTCCTCCATAGAGTCTCCTAAAGATACATCTCCGTCAAGTATTGTATTCCCTACTTTTCTCAATACTTCTGTGCTCAGACATTCGTTAATCAAAGACGTCATGTCTAAGTTTTTGTCTGTAACAATATCCAGAAAATACTGAGGGTTGTCTTCAAGCAACTCTTCTAACTGAAGTTCTTTTTCCTCAAGCTGTAAATCTTGTGGTTTGAAGCCATAAATAATGAGAACCTTATCCATTCGGTCAACATTGTCCGAAAGCTTGATGTACTCTTTGTATGCAGTCTTGCGTAAGTCTAAGCCCATCTTAGCCTGCTTAAGCTCTCTGCGGTTGTCAGACATATAGTACTGATGCTTTTTACTCGCAGACAAATCTTCTTCATCCATCACTACATAAGGGTGAGCTGAAGCAAACTTGTATCGAATGAAATCCATAAGATTCAAGGGATACCCCTCTTCGTCTAGTCCGATTTCTAAATCCATACCTCCCATAGGAATCTCTACTGTAAGATTCAAGTAGAATTCCTTACAGGCTCTACCAAATTGCGGGTCTTCTGCACTTACACCTAAAACTTCTGGGAGCAACTTACGCTGTTCGGCAAATGTCAAGCCTCTAACGATATCACCGCTACCGGTGTAAACAGAACCAATTCGGCGCTTGGCTTCTACGTAGATGTCGTCCGGGAGGTTTGTTGGGTTGGGGCGACGGTTGAGTGTAACTAAATGTGACATATCTATTGTAACTATTGGGTTTCTAGAAATGAAAAAGGGGAGAGGGTACATTTCCCTCCCCCCTTTCTCGGTTTATAAGCCTGATTAAGACTTAGTGCACTCTAAGTGCAGGCAATTGGTAGCGCGACGAATCGCAACACCGCATTCCTTCATGAAGTGAACAGAAGATCCGTCAACATCAGTAGCGCGGAGAGCGTTACCACCAAATCCTGGAGGAACACTAGCACCTGCAACTGCCCAACGAATCAACTCACGTCCCTTACGAGAAATGTATTGAACATTCTTCTCTCCATCGTATGTGCTCATATCGAGGAAGATCATCCGATAGCTCTCCATAGGGAGACCAGTAACCGGGTGACGATCAGCATTCAACGCACGAGCACCATGATCAAACAAAGGCAAGTGGCGAACAGTAATGGTATGACCATCAATGTGCTGATAAGAAGTAAAGAAGCCACCAAGCTGCAAGTTGCTTCCGCTTCCGCTGATAAAGCTACCTGGGTCGGTGTTCTTAATGTATTGTCCTGAGCTAATCTCAGACTTCATAGCGTTGTCAAACTCTTCCATTCCACCAATACCAGTGAACAGAACGATGTTCATCTGCTGAGCATCGGTAGCTCCATACAGAGCGTCACGAACAACAGACTTCAACTTAGAAGCAGTCAACTGAGAGTAAGTATCCACGTTAGGAATCTGCTCAAGCACACCAGAACCAATGGTAATAGGCTTGCCGTTGTCATCCTTCAAGTGAATAATTCCGTTAGCATCACGGTTGTACTGGCTGTACCACAGTGCATACTCAGACTCTTCCTTCCAACGCAACATATGCTGATACTCCTCAAAGTCGTACCACAAGTTGGTTGAGCGACCACCAACGTTGAACTCGAAGTTCACAACGCGGTCAGGCATATTGCCTTCATACGCATATGACTTACGAAT